CTTCTTGGCTTCAAACTCCTCTTCGAGTTCCGTCTGGGCTTCTGCGAGATACTTGTTCGCGGCGGCCAGAACGGCAGCTTCGAAAATGTTCTTGACGCGGCTCTTGAATTCCTCGGAAAGAGAATTGGCGTCTGGTCCAAGAATAGCTCGGATGTCGTCTTCGACGTCGATATCTTCCTTGACGACCTTCTTCGGAGCCTTCTTGGCCTTGGCTTCGTCTAGGGATTCCTCGTCCTCGTCGTCCTTGTCGTCATCGTCCTCGTCATCGATTTCGACATCGACATCATCTTCCTTGTCCTTATCGCACTCGTCGCCTTCCTTGGCCTCGGTATCGTCTAGTTCCTCGACGCCTTCCGCGACGACACTTTCAAGGTTATCTTCCTCGTGGAAGGTTTCCGTTTCGTGTGACATGTTAATCTCCTTGAATTGGATATCTGCAATTATTTAGAAATTCGCGTCCTTAGCGGTTAGACAAGCTATTGAGGAACGATTCGAGTAGTTTTGCCGCAACTTCTTCGTCGAATTTCTCGTTGATTGTTTTCTTCGCGGAAACTAAATCTTTCTCCACCCATACGCCATTCTCGATAATCCATTCCTTTTGCTCGAAAATGGCTTGAACAAATGCATCAGGTGCGCTAGGATCAGCGACGATATCAACTGCCGTCATCATGAAGTCTTCCTGAACGATCTTGGCTCCTCGTTGTTCCCTGACGGAACCGACACCGCGAGACGACACACCGAGAAGACAACCTTCCTCAAGAAACTTCTTGACTGTCTGTCCGGGGATAGTATCCATAATCTTTGCCTTCCCATACACGTCATTACCATCCATATAAAGTTCGGTGATGTAGTGGGAGACACGATCAAGGTTTAGCTGCGGCGTTGCTGGATGTCCGAGTTCGCCATAAGACTGCTTGCGGCGAATCTTGTCTTGATAGCGGTTCACTTCGCCTGCCAGCACGTCACGGGGATAGATTCTCCCGTTACGGTTCCGAACATCGGCCTGCATGAAAATCCCAGCGATGAAGTAATCCTTGTTGCCGGTGGCCTCGTTGTCCTCTTTGAGAAATTCGATGCCCTCGGTGACTTCCAGTAGAAGTTTCATTTGTTTTGTGCCTTTGCGCTGTGCAGAGCCTTAAAGAAACTTTTGGCGTCCTTCGACAAAGTATTAACAAAATCAGAACGCTTCTTGGCCTCTAGCTTCTGGATGGCTCGTGCGATAACGTCTGCGTCTTCCGGTGCAACCTTAATGGTTTGGCCGGAATTGAGCGTGACTTCGACAACCTCTTTGTTCTTGACGGCCATGTTGATGTCGTCGATAACCGACTCGGTTAGCTCCTCATCGTCAAAATCGATGAAGTCCTCATCCGATAGGGCTTTTTCAAATTCTTCGATCTCGTCGTCGGTGAAGTTCACCATATCATCGACATCGAATTCTACAATGCCATATGATTCTGGCGGAAGGTCAACGATATCCATTTTGCTATAGTGATCGTCAACCATCTTGTAGTGATTTGTAAAATAACTTGACCGCTTGACGCCCTTATAACCGAGGGGATGAGGTTGCGTTTTCGTCAAATCGGCGACAGACTCGGTGATTTCTTTGCGAAAGTTGCTCGCCATTTCCGAGAACAACTTGTCGGCGACCTGCATTTTCTTGAATTCGTGCGTCTGCGCATGAAGTTCGTTGAGACGTTCCTTGACAGACTCTACGAATTTCAAGGGCTTTTTCTTCTCGATGAGTAACTTTAGTTCATCTTTCATTGTTACATCCTTGCAATGACCGTTTCTTTTATTTATTAGAAGCGACTTTTCGACGGGAATTTGGAGAATCTTAAGGACTCATCCATGTCGATTACGTTGTCGTCTTCTGTCTTTTCATGTTTCGGCCTAGGTTTCCGTCTGTCACGGGGATCGTATTCGTCATCATCGAACACGTTGGAATCGTCGGCTTCCTTTTCGGATTCTCGACGCTCCTCCTCGATTTCTTTCTTAATTTCATCGAATTCATCATCCGTGATGTGTAGAATTTTACGTCGAATCCACTTGCGCGACACCATGCCATCGTCGATCATATCCTTAGCATCGCGATATGTTGCGAGGCGGTTTGACCAGATATCTGTTTCCTTCAATTCAGCGAACATGTTATCTTTGACAAAATCAAAGAAAATGTCGTCGCGAATCCGATTCCATTCTTCTCGGGTGACGATCTTCTTCAAAATAAGTTGAGTGCCGAGGATGTCTTCGAACAGACGCGAAAACCTCTTGCGAAGACGAATGATGAATTTATTGAATTTGATTTCGTCGCGGGTGATTTCACTTGTCCGACCTAATGAGAAGTTGTTGTTCTCATCCAGCCTTGACACGGGGATATTGAGGGACTTGTAGAGTTTTCGCTTGAAATACTCAACGTCCTCCATTTCACCTAGGTTCTGGCCTCCCGGAAGAGTCTCGATGGTCGTCCCCTTCCCATCCCGCTTGGGGAACCAAAAATCTTCCAGAACAGTCATGAATTTCGCGTTGGTTTTCACCTCGCCGGTGTTGGCGTCATACACAATCCGGTTCTTGAACCGGTTCATCTGCTCTTTAAGATATTGTTCTGCCTTTCCTTTTGGTAGGTCACCGATTTCGACGTTGAAAATTCGACGTTCCGGAGCACGAGACAGGCGATAGATGACCGCCGCGTCTTCCAGCATGCGCAGTTGGTTAAGGGGCTTGATTGCCTTGTGGAGATATGATAGGATAACGCTATTCGTTTTATCGTATAGCCCGGAATGAACAAATGTAATGGCTTCCGGAGCGATATTCACGCCCTGCGGATTATGGTAATTGATGCCGCGCGGATTGTAGATATAATACTCATAATATTTTGCATCGACTTCGACGCCATTGATGACGCTAACTTTTCTGTCCCTGCGCTTCTGGCGCACCTTGACGATCTTGCGGGGATCGATGTAGCGAAGTTCTTGGATGCCATGTCGCGGATTGTTGTTGTCGATAACCTTGTGGTAATACAAGCGACCGTCAACATACCAGCGACGAAATATTTCGTAGGATTCGTTCTTGAAGTTGAGCAGGCTCAAGACGAAATAAAATTCGTCCTGAATCTTCTTCTTTACACTTGTCGGGAGTTCGACTGAGTCTAGGATGATATTGACGGGGAAGGCTTCTTCTTCAGTCCCAAATGCCTCATTGACGATGTCGTCAATGGCAGTATCGAGTTCCGGCTGAAGTGCCATCTCTCGATACTGCGAAATCAGTGCGACAACGTTCCTCGTGTTAACGTCGATTGGGTCAATGCCGAGGGCATACGAACCAAATGACGTTGACGCTATTTCAATTGAGGCGTCCGGATTCGAAGGCTCGGAGAAGGTTTGTTTTACAACATCTTCCTCCGATTTTTTTCGACCGAATTTGAAGGTATATCCTAAGAAATCCATTAATAACCTCGCTTACGGTTCATAATATATAGATAATCAATATTAGACGCCACCAGCATCGCCGGTGATGGAATCCCCGACAACCCAGTAGTCGTAAGCCCAAGTTACTTGGAATTCTTGAACGGCTTCGTTACCCCAATCAAGTTCGATTGAACTAATATTAGTCGGCCAGATGCCAATGAATCGATAAGAGCGAAGAGGTTGACCAGTTTGCGAAAACTGGGTAACATCCGCGATTGACTTATACTGAGACTGTTCGCTCGTCGGCAGTTTTCGGATATTGGTTTCCGGACCGTTGATCATATTCGACCATGCTTCGATGGCATTGCGAACGGAAAAGTCTTCGTCGTTAATGATCGTCGTTGTCCAGTCCTCGTAGGTGTGGTTTGCCGGAACCTTAATTGACCGACCAAAATGGAAAACTTCGATCTGATTTAGATTAAATGAGGGAAGTTGCGCCGCCTTGACCATGAATGGTGATACGCGATCCGCGCCACCGAACACGGGATTTGTGATTCGAACCTCAAAAAGCGACGTGCGCGCCCCGCCGTACTTCAACGCGCTTCGGAATTCGTTAATATTGAACATATGCCTTCATCTCCCTTGGCATTTTTAGTTATTTATAAATTTTTGAACCAAGGTATTGACAATTACGGGAAACCAGCTATTCTTATTGCGAAAAGAGGGAGAAGCGAATGCCACTTGCAATCATGTTCCTTGCCATCATTTCGGTTCTCGTTATCTTCGCTCTCGCTAACGAACAGAGGGATTGAGATGGATTTAGACAAATTCATGATGGACGCAATTGACGAGACGATTGATTGCGTGCGAGAATTTTCCAAGGCATTCCTCGACCTTGCGGAATATTCAAGGGTTCTTTCGCCAACGGAGACAGCCGGGTTTGTCCGAGATTTATACGACGATCTCAAGGATGATCCAAAAGCGCAAGACAAGTTGGCTGACATCTATGCAATCTATTGCATGGTGGAACAACTTCCGAAATTCAAAAAACTGGTAGACGAAGTTGGCCAGAAAACCGAACGATACGCGAAGACGCAGCATCCGCATTGGATACTGACGCGGGACGAAGAGGAATTGATGCGGGAGTTGGAGCAGACTTCTTGTCCGGACGCGGAAAACAGTCCTTGGAGAATGTGAAAGGCGGGAGCAAACGCTCCCGCCTCTAGTATTATTAGGTTATTAAAATATCTTCCAGTATTAACCCCACTTACCGATGATTTCGTTGAACTCAACACCAGTCCTTGTAGCGATGAAGTTGAGTTGCAGGAATTCGGTTACGCGGGCAGGCTTGATATAAATGTCTCCGACAAATTCATTCCTGTCAATGACTTCCGGAGTGTTGTTTGTTTCGTCGCAAACGACATGGAAATTGTAGATGCCGCGCCGACCTTGAACATCTCGGAGGAACGGCTCAACCATGTTCTTGAATTGAATTCGCGAGAATTCGTCGTTAAATTCGAAGAGCATATACTTGGCCGCACGACTAATCGCCTTTTCGAGAACGATGAAAAGACGACGAACGTTCAAGCGATCAAATGCAGAAGGCTTGGCGAGAAGCGTCTTCTGCCCCCAAAGCACGATACCGTCACCGGGGAACGAAACAACCGGATTGATGGAATTGCGATAGAGAATATCTTGATCAGTCTTTGACGGTACCCATGCAAGCTTGATTGCATTCTTGACTTGACCGCGATTCAAACCAGCGGCGGCCCACCAAGGGTCGCGCTCCTCATCGGTGCGAACATTGATGCCCGCAACGTCGCCATTCATTGGGACAAAGCGATAGACATCGTTATAGCGGTCGTACTGATATTTCCAGTTACCATCCAGCGCGGCATAGGAAGTTGACGGCAACATATTGCGATATGTCACAATATCCTGTGCTTCGCGTCCGGAATTGTTAACCACGTATGCGCGAGGCGGTGAGAAAAATGCGACGCAGTCCTTGCGCTTTTCGACAATGTTGTTGATAATGTGGACTGCAATTGTTTGCGTGGCGTCGGAGCCGAGAACGAAAGAAATATCAATGGCTTCCGGAGAAGCGAACATATCATATCCCTTAATCTTCTCGTCGGAACCGGGAGTCGCGCCATTCTTACCGCCCATCATCTCATAGCTGATGGGAAGGGCAGGCGTACCGAAAGAGGTTCCGCTAGCGGCTTGACCAAGGCCGGAAATCGAAGCATCGTGCCCGGCCCAACGTAGATAGCGCGAACGTTGATTGACAACCTCCTTATAATAGGCTGTATCACCATCATTATACTTGCCGTCGCGGGCCTTGGACACGTTCTGATAAACTTCCAGAATTTGTCCTTTTTGATTGGTCCAGCGTCCGTCCTTGTCAATGACAACGATGTGCATTTCGTCGTTGGTCCCGCCGACATTCGCGGCAAAGTCTGACGTGCCGGGAGCCGTATCGACTTCGACGTAGTATTCCCAGCGACGGACAGCGGTTAGACCGGTTCCAGACGTGACGAATCGCGACTCCGCGGTCAATGCCGTGGTATTGGCAATGGCAGCAACCTTATGCACCTCATTATTGACGTATAGAAGGTCACCAACTACTACTTCTGATGTAAAATCAGTGCCAACACCAGTAACGATATTGCTGTTTGA